GTAATCCTGTTAAATTGTTGAAGGTTAGTATCTGTAAACCATTCACGTCATTCCATTAATAAGCAAGCCGCGCGGAGACATTCCGATACCGATCACCCGAAGAATCATACAGACCCCAGCAGAAGAACCCCGCATACGCCCCATTATACGCACGCCCGCCGACGCGCGCCACCCGCCAGCCAGTGCTCTGATAATAATAATCGGTTATATAGTTCGTTCCGTTACCGCTGCCAGAAGCAGCACTTGCTAAGAACCCATAAGACGTTTGCTCAATGGCTGTTGGATAGCCATCGGCATTATGTAATGTTATTCCACTTCCAGCCGAATCCTCAATCTGTATATAGTTCGTAGCAGTATCATCTGCATAATTTGCTTCATTCGTACAGACATAGGGAATATTATTATTGATATTAAAGCCATCAACCCACTTCCACAAATGGCCGAAAAAGTTCTCAATGCCACGATAGCTCAAATACTTGGTTGATTCAGTTCCAGATGACGTGCTACCAGCCGTATTGCCAGAAGCGTTTCCAATGCTATTGCTGTTTCCTGTCGGTGCAATGGGATTATAGTCATTATACGCATCCCAATCTGCAACAGCCGTAATGCCAGCACCTAATACGCTCTGAGCATAAAACGACGCATACTCAACCAAATAGAGCAGTTGAATTGCACAGGTTAAATTGTAGTCCTGTTGTCTCCAGCCTGTTCCACGATTAGAAGCTGCTACTCGAAACTCTGCCCGAGTACCATAACTCATAGGCGACTTGCCACTGACACTTCCAAGAACGTCACCAGTTGTGGCCGTCCAGTCCTTCTCACTTCCAATAACGAACGCTGCATCAGTCTCATCCGTCAAAGCCTCATCCACTGTAATTATAAGATCGGATACAATGCTTGCTACAGTCACAGTTGCGTTATTGGATGTGGTTCCACTAACAGTCAGCTTGTCTCCAACCTCAATATTCGTAAAAACATTTGTTGGTGCAGTTAGAGTGATACTGTCGTCATCCGCTTCAAACGTCCCGGCAGCGTCAGATATATAAATCCCATTGGCATACCTGCTTGCAGACGTGTCGTACAACACACCCTCATAAGCTCCGATGTAACGATAATTAACAATCGCCCCATCTTTCATGAAGGCCGGATGAACATAGAATCCTTCCAATGGCGTTCTTGAAATATCCCACTGATGCATTCCACCCGCATAACTGTAACGATAGTAGAACAGTGGAATCTCAACCATCACCTGGCCGTCTGCACCTGTCAGAACAGATGCACCACCATAGAGCTTTTTAGTGGAATCAGTAGGATCGAGATAATAGGCAACCACTCCAGAGTCTGTCAGAATGCACCGACGCATAGCGGCCTGAATAGGAACCAGACTGTCATCCGGCTTACTTGCGGCAGCTACGCCTTTGAGATTACCTGTCCGGGCAAGCGTAGGGCTTGAGCCTTCAGTCCAGGCCACTCCATAGTATTCTGTTGGATTAGGCTTATGAGTAGCCCAGGCACTCCCAACCAGTGATAGAACAATTGCAAGAGATAGAATAAATCGTTTCATAGTTACTTAACCTCCTCGACAGGCTTAGGAGCCTCTTCTTTTTTTAAGATAACCTTTTTAGCCTCAGTTTCGATCTTGGCTTTCAGAGCTTCCAGAACTGCAATATCTCCTTGCAGATGGGTAATCCGTGCCTGAATCTTGGCTATCTGTCCGTCGATCTGTGGAAGTGTATAAACCTTCTCCTCGACTACTTCTTTAGTAATAACTTTCTTAACCTGAACGTCATTGAGAGACACTACTTCATTGTCTTTGGTTACAGGAACGATTGTTTCCTCTGCAAATGAGATCTGGCAGTAAAAAAGCAGTGACAAAGAAATAAGAATCAATGATAAAACTATAATAATACTTTTGCTTTTCATGGTGTAAATCCTCCTTATATAGGCTACATTACGAAGCCTGACGTTCCGTTAAGATATATAGTGACCGACTGATATGGTTGGTCGATTACGAAGTTAGCTGCACCATCAATAGTGCCACCTGATTCCAGACTGATAGTGATGTTGTACGTTGCGGCACTTCCTGATTCATCCTTAAATATCATCACCCGTGGCTGAGTAGCTGTACCTGAATCTTCATCCTCTGTTGAAATAGTAGCTGTCCTTGCTGCGGTCAAAGTTAAAAACGCTACGATATAGTCACTCGTTAGCGCTGATGTGCCGTAGGCTGCATCGAAGACGTTGGTCTTTTTGACTATACGGCCACCCTCAGTGTACAAAGTTCCATTATTCTGGACCTTGAACATATTCGGGTCCGTACTCGTACCTGCCAGGATCAGATTGTTGCTCAGGCTGTCCGTAGCGGCTGCGGCAGAACCGAGAGCGGTTTCAGTTACCTTGATCTTGAGGCCGTTATAACCTGCCGTGGCAGACTGGTTGATTTTAGGTTCGATGTAGAGCCAGGATTGCTCGGAGTCGGTGTCAGTGAGTTCGATGCCCGCTTCGGAGTTAATAGTAAAATAATTAGATGCAGTCAAATCAGCTTGAGGATGGAATCTGACCTGCTTGTATGTACGAAATGTAGGGGTAGCTCCTCCAGAGATATATAAATAACCACCGACACCCACAAAAATGTCATTGTAGTTTATACTCGTTCCGACTGAACCATCAGATTTTAAAAATTGTAACGTCGGGTTACTTACTATACTCAACCCCAAATCCGTATCCACATCCCCAGCATCGCAGATGACCATTGTGCGGGCGGTTTCATCCAGGCCAAAGGTTAGACGGCCACCGAGACCGGGTTCCTGAACGTGCTTGATGATAGTGGTGTCTGTGCCGTCAGTCGAATTAAGCGCAGTGAGGTCGATTGTCGTGTAATCGGGAGACGTGGTGTATTCCAACCCGTCTTCCGTAGACTTGACAACCAGTGTTTTGCCGGCCTCCCCCACGTATGATTGCGGGACATCCCTCAATCTGAAGAAGGATTCCCGCTCTGCAAACACCAATGGCGCAGTCATCGAAAGAATAACTGCGCATATAATCGTCGCCCAAAAGATCCGTTTCATGTCCACCCCCTTACCTGTTCAGGCTCAATACCACGGTGACGCACCCAGCCGTGATCTCGTTGGCTCTCACCCCAATGCGGTACTGAGCATTTGGATCCGTGTCGTTGTAGTCATCGTCAAGTGGAAAGGTAAAATTGTCCCTAACCTTTGCAGTCGCAAAGCCGTCGAATGAACGCTCCAGCCGAACGGTCCCGGTGAACTCTCCGGACACGCTCACATTGAAAAACCCCTGTGGACGAATCGCAGTGGTAAATACGTCCTCGCCGCTTACATGGATGGTTCTCTCGCAATAGGGAGACTCGCTGGTTTTGGTAAAATCAGAAGGGACACTCCTGGCGTAGGTCTCGACAGTGTGGCCCGGGATCACATTTTGGGGGTCGCCGTTCGTGTCCCGGATCCGGTACGTAACGGTCCCGTCATTTCTGTATGTCGGCATCCTCTTCAACCTCCTTCTTTTCCGCGTGTGGCTTCCGCCGTAAAATAGGAAGCCCGAGGGCATCTCGTTCGACACCACCCGGGCTCCATTTGATGTGGTCAAAGTTATCCAAATAGCGTCGATTAGCCGCTATCTGCCCATTGCTGTAAAGATTCAATCGGGTAGCCATAAATTCCTTCCTCGCGAAAACTGAAATCAAGAGGATTGTGAGGATTAATTGTAGGGATCAAGTTCTACCACCACGGCTACGTTGGCTATTTCCGTTGTCGGAGACGACCGGGTAATCACTACGTCGGCCGTCAGAAGATCGCCTGGCGCATAATCATCTGCCGAAGCACTGACTACCGCCTGAGTGACTCCCGTGTCGCCGGACTCTTTGGTTGTCTTCTGTGAGGACGCTTCGCCGCTCACATGGGCAATCACCGGCTTGGTTGTCAGGCAGGTCGTGCCATTGATCTTGACATCCAACTCAACCGATAAATCGTCGCCGTCGTCTTTGCCGCTGGCCCCGACCGACAGCCATACATCACTGACCCTGCCGGCAAACTTGGAGGCCCCCAACGGATACCCCCGCCTATCGGTGGTGAACTCGCCACTGAACACAGCCCCGATGTGAGGCTCCACAACCTGATTGCACTGCTGGGCGAACCCAGGGTCTGGATAAGGTCCTCTATACCGTCTTGTCATCAGACATCACCTCCTTTCCCCCCGAAGGGGCTATGCCACGTCCAGGATGTAGAGGGCGTCTTCCTGATACAATACCGGTATTCCCTTATTCTGAACCCGCACCACAATGGCGTCCGGATCCCACTGCTCGTTCGTGTCCACCTTCAACCCGTAATGGCGGTCCAGATCGAACGGCGCATTGGCAAACTCCGCAATCTTCTGGCCCTCGATTTCAGAGCAGAACATGACGAACTTATCCGTGGGGATGTAGTTTTTGTTGGTGTAGACGTAGTCTTCCTGAGACTTGTACGACGTACTGGGGGCTGTCGATACAGTAACCGTACCGGACTGCACATCCACGCTGGAGACCGTTTCCGCCTCTTTGGTCCGTGCGGACACATCGTAAAAATACAGGCTGTCGCCCGCCGCAAAGTCCGTCGCATCGTCCACATAGACGGTCGTGGTCGAATCTGCCGTTACTGCGGCCGTCAGCCATGCCCGCACCTGGTAGGTCTCATCATAGACCACCATGTTTTTGATGTTCAGGAGCGAACCGAGCACCTGGGTAGACCGGGTAAACAGATCACCGTCACCAAAGGCCGACTTGCTGAGCAGATTCTGGATAGAGGTATCCATGATCATGTATTTCAACACGTCTGTGGTGAAGATGGCGTAGTCGATCACGCCGCCGTTGGCCTTCCGCATGGTGTTCCGCGCATCGAAGATGTCCTCCACAATATTCCGGCTGGCGCCGTCATCCCACTGGTCCGCTGCTGCCAGCGTCACCACATGGTCGGAAGGTACATTGTAGTCGATGGTGTACTTCAGGCCCTGCTGGACCTCGTAGGTAAACGATGATCCGCACAGCATCTTGGCGAACATCCACTCTCGACGCCGCTCGGATCGGTTCTTCAGGCTCTGGGTCTCCTTGGCCAGCCGCTTTTTGGCGGACATATACTTGGCAGTTGTTCCCGGCTCGCGAAGGTTGTTCAAAAACTCCTCGCCAAACGGAATCTTCTCCTTCCAAAATGCGGCGAAGGCTGCTCCCGCCCCCACGCCCATAGGCGCTGTCGTCGGGGCCGGAGACCCAGGCGATACAAAAGGCGTCAACCCTCGGTTTCCGATCTGGGTTTCCCACTTGATGTTGTCGCTCTCCCAGTTGTCTTGTCCAAACAGTTTCAATAACAACAGGGACGGCGGCGTTTGCCACGTTTCAATGAGCTTCTGCAAGTTGGTCAAGCGCAGATCAGGATAATCACTTGCTCTCAGAGTCATTTCTACTTCACCTCCTTTCCTTGTTACTTCAGATAGATAAAGTTGCCCATGTCCACGCCGCTCAGGTCGGTCAAGACCTCAGCATCGTAGCCGTACAGGGCGCCTTCATAGAGTTCAGCGTTACCATAGACCAGGTTCCCCTGGCCGCCCTTTGCGTCTTCGCCTTCGCCGGTATCCACGGCCCCGGCCAAAACCCCTTTGGCCTCGACAAACGGCGCAGCGGTCTTCGTCTGAATCCAGACGCAGGCCCCGTTGGCCACCGTGAAATCAGACGCAAAACTGTTTGCCACTGTGAGCTTGGCAATGTGGCTGTAGGTGGTTCGGTCAATGGCCGAAATAGCACCCAGGTCCGCGCACGATGCCCCGTCCGTGTCGCTGTCGCCAGCGGCCAGATGATCGCCTACCGCAAACTTGTAGGAGTCGTCCATGGTCACGTACACGTAAACCGAATCGGCCCCGTCCGTGGTCACATAGGCAAGGCCCGGATAGGTCGTGAGGGCAGCGGATAGCCCATTATCAGCGCACACATAAGGGACGTACATCCCTTTGCGGCTGGTGCTCTCCGTGATAACCCCCATCACCGTACCGGCAGGGATCACCCCATACCCGCCCGGGATGGAAATGTCCTTCATCCGCGCCTGGTCCGGAGGGCTCTTGAACAGCGGACGCAGGTCAGTCGCGCCCGTCAAATTGGTTCCATAAGGCTGAGTTCCGTACATTACTTGTCACCTCCTTTCTCGATCTGACCGCCAAGGGCCAACATATCCTTGACCCAGGCGTCTACATCCGCCTCCTGCTGCTGGGCAAGCTTGGCATCTGGATCTTCGACACCACCGCTTTTAACGCTGAACCCGGTCCCCAACACCTTCCTGGTCATGCCTTTACCTTCCCAGTCCTCGATCTCGGTCTGCACCGCCTGGCCAAAGGCCTGCTCGTCAAACACATCTTCCTTGGTAAACGCATCGGTCTTGACCATCTTGCGGACCTTCTCGTGCATGTGCTCGGGGACGTCGGAACCGGCAAGGGCCTTGGTCCAGATGCTCTCCGCGGCCATGGCGATACGTTCCTTCTTCTCCTGCTCCGTGCGGATAAAATCCGCCTTCTCCAGCTTCAGGACCCGTTCTTCCAGTTTGGATTTCTCCTGGTCCCTCTCCTGAAGCTGCGCTTGGAGACCTGTTACCTTGTCTTCGAAGCCTTTTTTCTCGGCATCGAAGGAGGCCCGCAGATCCCGTTCGACCTCTTCCCTGATCGCATCTGCAACCTGCTGATACAGATCCGGGCTCTCGGCCTTGAACTCTGCTATGGTGTTCATTGTGCGCTTCACCTCCTTTTCGCTGGCCCTCCCTCGGGCCGCTATGTTGTTTGCCGCATCCTCCACGGAAGACTTGGCGCCATCTCCCATGCCAATGGCTTTAGCATGGGCATCCAAATGAGATTTAACGCCGCCGCCCGGGTCGTGTTGCCCGGCCCTGCTCCTGGCGGCAGCGAGACCTCCACGATGCAAATACATCTTTCCATCCGATATCCAGTGGTGGGGGTATTTCCGATTTTCCATGTCAGCGAATGCTGAATCAGGAAGGCTTTTTCGATTCTTGGCGATGTAGCTCCCCCACTCGGGTTCGCCCTCTTTGGTTTGCGAATTGTGGCTGTAGGCCGCTATGACAGGGACGGATACGCTATAAGACAGGCCAACATCTCCAGATGCAATTCCTGCCAAGACAGACGTGAAGGGCCTGATTTCGTCCGCAAACCCTACCGATACCGCAGATTCGCCAGTAAACAAACCTGCCTCGGTCTGCCTTACTTTGGAAACAGGGAGGCCCCTATTTCGTGCAACCGCATCTACAAACATCTCGTAATGCCGGTTGACCTCTTCTTCCAGAAACTGTTTTGCTTCACTGGTCAAAGGGTGGTGGGGGCTCAGGTCGTTTTTGCGGGCTCCGGCATAAACAGGCGTGTATTTCATCCCCATATCCGCATCGAACTTGCTTTGGTCACGATGGATGGCAATAACACCAACAGACCCAACCCCTGCGGACCTGGAAAGAAATATTTTGTCTGCGGCCGATGCAATGGCATAAGCGGCCGAATAAGCGGATTCATTGGCAACCGCGTAGATGGGTTTATCTCCTCTCGCCTCATAAATCTCGTCCACAAAATCCATCAGACCGTGCGCTTCGCCGCCTGGGCTGTTGATATCGAAGAGGATCGCTTCCGTATCGGATTCCAAGGCCGCCCTAAAGTCCTTTCGAATAGCCTCGTAGGAGGTTAGACCGGACATTGCATCCAAACCGTGGGTCCGATGTACCAGCGACCCGTGGATCGGGATGACGCTGACATTTTCAGGGATGGTATTGCTGTCGGATGACCGAGGTGCCTGGCCATTTGTCTTTAGGCCCGTTTCAATCAGTTCGATCTTCTGATCAATGCCTATTCTCTCCCCGATAACAGATAGGATGACGCTCAACTTGTCCGGCAAAATCATCAGGGGAACATTGATGACTTTTTCCGAAAATCTTGTGAGTAGAGTTAGCTTTTCCAATGATCATCCTCCTCATCTGCATCTCACATTATTTCTTCTTTCCCTTGCCGACCTTCTGCTGATCCTTGACGGGAGTCCCGCCTCGACCTTTGTTGGCCCTCTGGCCCTTGCCACTCGAATCTTTTTTCGGCACGCCTTTTTTCGCTGCCATGTCGTCATCTCCTTTGTCTTTCGGGTTGTCGTTTTTAGCAGGCTCGGACTCGACCTCTTCCTGGTAGGCCTCCTGGTCCACCGCCAGAATGGTCGGCGGGTATTTTTTGTCTTCGGTCGCCTTTTTGAGGCGCAGCTTCTTGTAGCCGCGGAACCCGAGTTTTTTCATCAGTTCTTCGTTGGGAATCCCGGCCGTGTTGTTCAGGCTGCCATGCTTGACCCCGAGCAACGCCTTGGCGTGGCTCTCCACGTTCTCGATCTCGGAAACCGGGAAGATGATGTCGATGCACCGCTCTGGCTTTTTCTTGACCGTCTTGAACACGGGCTCCTGGTTCTCATCGAAGTCTACGGCTTCCTGTGCGTCAAACGTCTTGGGGAATCCGGCAATCTCAGATTTCAGAAAGAAGATGTTTCCCCAAAAGTCCCACCGCAGCCACCGCTCAAAGTAGGCCATCTCATCCGATGTCCGATCCGACATGGGGCCTCGAGATGCCTTGACGCTGGCAAACGTCCCTCTGGCCTGGCCGGTCGTCACATCCTGCGGTTCGTTCAGACCGGAGGTGATCATCTGCATGATGTCGGTGTCGCCGTCGCTGATGCGTGGAAGCGTAGGATTCTGGGCCGTAACCTCCATGTTGGGGCCGATCACCAGGGTAGACCCGGGGCTTTTCTGGACGCCGATCCCGGTCTTTCGCCGGTCTTCGTCACTCAGGGACAGCCAGGTCATCCAGCTCTTGACGTCCGTGAACTTAACCACCCACACATAGGCCCCGGAGGACTTCTTGTGGTCGATCTCGTACATCTTGAGGGTTTCCCAATGGTTCAGCCAGGCAAGGATGGTTTGGAGATGAGAGGTGCTGCGCTTGGTGATCAGGCCAAGATCCCACGATACAATGAAACGGTTGAACCCGCCGATGGATCGAAACGCCTTTTTGTTGCTGCGGCAGCTTTTGAGTTGGTCGGCATTGAACCCGTCCTGCTTTTTGGCAATATCCAATAGTTCGGGATACCGGGCAATGTAGATGGACGGGATCTGCTCCTCGATGTCGTTGTCCGTGTCCTTGATGCAATAGACCAGCGGCATGCGGGTCTTGCGGGGATGAAAGATAATACCGTCCTCTGGCTCCCCTTGGATCAAATCCGGGTCCACAAAGTCGATCTCGATAAACCCGTCATCGTGGCAAGTAAGGCATAAAGGCAATTCACCGCCGATAAAAGCCCTGGCAATAAACTTGGGCCAGTAGTCATACAGGCGATTGCGGTAGTCGGTCTCTGTTTCTTCGATGGCTTCGTCGATCTGCGGGATGTCCGAAACGGTCGCAAAGCCGTTTCCGACCAGGCGCCCGATCAGGCCTCGAATGCTGGTATTGACGTGGGGGTTGGTGTGGAATTTGTTCCAGATATGGGTGTGGAGGACATCTCTGGCTAAAGATGTGGGCTCTTTGGTGGGGCTTCGAGAGACAGGGAATCCATCAGCATCCCGCTCGACCGCCGTCGTAGCGCCGTATTGCCACGGAACAGAGAACTGAAGCAACTGGTAATCTTCGTCCGTAATCGTATTGTCTTCTGGCATCTTCTCAGTCACATTGCACTCGTGCAAAACATTGCAGGTTTGCAATAGCGTGAGAAGAAATGAATGATTTGTCAAGAAAAAAGTTACTGAAAGGAACAAAAAACTGTGCTTTATAAAACTGATTGAGTAAAAAGAGGCGATATGGGGCGTGTAAACCAATAATAGCAGATAAAAAAATATTGACAAAAAGGCGCAGTGTGAGCATCCTGAAAACAGGAGGCAGCCATGTCCCGGTTGCATGTTACCAAAAACGGACACAAATCGCATTTTCATCTGAACGACGGCAAGAGCGACGGGCTGGATCGGTTTGTCAATATCGATACTGGGCAGATGTATTATTTTATGGGCAAACAGATCAGCGGCAAGCCGATCAATCCGAATGGCACATTGGGAAGAGAACTGCGAAAGATAGCCGAAACGCTGGCGCCGAACCTCCCCCCGAAGGAACACCTTCCTCGACGGAAGAACCGGGCTGCGGAAATCATTATAGCGGCTGTTTTATTGGCGGTGTGCTTGAAGGTGTGTTAAGAATTGTGTATCCTCAACCCTATCCCATGCCTATTACATCTGCACATACGACGACAAATGGATGGCTGAATAAATATAGGGCAAAAAGCGTTGGGTAATATAGGGGCACGGGCCAGTTTTGCCAGGTGTCGAATATATAGCCGTCTTGCAGGGGACTTTTCATATTCAGCGATTTGTCGTTTGTATTCTTCAAAAGCATCTTCTTCCTGAGTTTCAACTTCATAAAACAGTTCAGTCGTTTCACCCCCATAAAAATATAGGTCAGTCGTTCCAGCATCAAAAAGAACATCTGATGGATACGGATATGCCGTGTATGTTGAATGGGATGTATCGTTGGTGCAGATAACCCTAAAGCCCATGCCAGCCATTACGGTTCCTCTGTCAACCATGTCTTAATTTCACTCACTAACGGGTATGCACTCGGAGCCAGTTTGTATTGATGTTTGCCGCCCATATCGCAGTGGGTACAATGGATATGCAGCATCAATTCGTTGAGGTATGATAAAGCCTTTGGGAGTATGATATCACAGTTTTGCATTACTTGTTTCAATTCCTTGACCATCCACAAATCATGATAACTACATGGTGTGGAAAGACATTTTTCAAGATTACCTCTTGATACAGCCTTTTAAGCGCAGGCGTATTATCACTACGCCGCTGCCAAGATTGCCGCCCTATGCGGCATGGTTAAGGAGGTAGCGTTCGCCAAGAAGTGTCCCTCGGAGGAGAATGGACACTGTTACCATCCGCCAGGAGTCTTTAGTGCATCCTAAAGGTCATTCTCATGGGAATGACCTTTAGGATGTCGAACCCGGATAACTCCCCTTCGCTGGGACTGGGTATCAGCTCAATGCCGTCCGTATTTCTTCAATGGTGCTTTCGTCACATCCGGAGCGACGTTCATCGGCCAAAAGCGTATCAACATCAGGATAGGAATACGAAATCGCTCTGTAGGCTCTTTCGTGTTCGGCTATCTCATCGGGGAACGCGTCTCTTACAAACCGGCGATTTCCAAGAAGGCACCTTTGCCTTAAGGCCCCTTCTTCCCAATCTGTATTAAACGCATAAAGGACGGCGAATCCTTTGTTACGTTCGGTTTTGCTGTGAGATTTATAGATTCCTATCAACATTGGTTTGCCTTTAGTTGTTGGGTTGCCTTGTTTGCTGGAGGCGGGGGAGGGATTCGAACCCTCGATCTCCTGGGTATGAGCCAGGCGGATTGCCACTTTCCTACCCCGCGTCAATCTGTTTCCTGTCTCCCGTTCGTCTCGTTGCCGGGTGTCATCCGCTTCGTGGCGCGATGAGCTTGCGGCTGCCGGACTCTCGGGCATCGCTCCGTCAGGGGTTCGCACCCTGATCACTGACCCTCTGTCGAGGGCTCGCCTATTGCGTGGGGCCGTTGCGATGTTGAGAAGATATCACCATAGCAGCGTCGATAGCTTGTCTCAATGTCCTTTCCAAGTGTCCTGGCCGTAGCCCTAAACCATTGCGGCCTGTTTCAGACCCATCATGCAATAAAATCCCGCCCTTTTGATTCGCCGCTCTTTCAAGCCAATCAATGCGGTCGGAGTCTTTTGTCAATACCCGGATTCTGTTTGCGGCCCACGCTGGCGCTATTGTGCATAGCCAGTCAAGGCTGACTTCGTTTTCATCTATGTCATAGAATTTTTCTGGTAGTGGCATTTTATTCCTCCGATATCGGGTATTTAGGTTTCGGCATCCACGCAACGGGATCGAAAGGGACCAACCCTACGAAAGATTCCCGTCTATTGGGTCCACGTTCCATCTTTTGCCATTTACAGTCACACCATACATTCCCAGCCAGACTTACCAATATAATCCGTGTCCCATCTTTTGGTGCCGTTTCTATTGGTTGCCAGTCACACATTTATTATTCCTCCGATATCGGATTTTTTATCTTATTGAATATGTTTATCTTTTAGCGATTCGCCAATTATGAGCGGTATAATGCTCATAATTTTCTGCCATGATTAATTCGCCCACGGCAATAGCTTAGGCATTGTTTTTTTATCATAGGCTATTGTAATCTGCGGCCTCAAGAATTCACCGGCGGTCTCTCCATTTGGCAATACAATATGGGCCAAGAACTCATCTTCAAATTCAGTGATCCCGGCTTCGACCGCTTCGAGTTTTGCCTTTATGACCAGCGCTAAAGCCCTCCATCTTTGGCGGCAAGCCTGTTCCCATGCCCCAATAGCTTTTTCATAGCTTCGCTTGGTCCGTCTTCCAGGGGTTTTTAAAAACTCATCTGAATCTTTTGGAGGCAATGGCAGGGTGAATTTGACCATCCGGCCAGCCATGCGAAAACCAATATATGCGGTTTGCTGATCCCATCCAGAAATAAATTGATCTGCACCATACCGTTGGAGGATATGTTCAATTTCAGACTTGGATTTATCGGTAGATACCGAGGTATTTTTAGCATATTCTGGCATTAGTCATCTCCTGGAATAGGGCCTGCGATATCGGATTGATTTTCTGTAAGCCGTTGTATGGCGGGTGTTCCGTTTTTCACCGTCTATAATCCCCCAACAGCCCCTCTGCCGGAAAGTACGTCCCAAAGTCCATCTTTCCCTTGCGCTCCCTGAAGTCGATCACCGACAATCCCCTCCCCGCATAGATAGCGCCGCCAATCGTAAAGATCACATCGTCCTGCACCCCATCTTTCGCCGCCTTCTCGGGACTTCCGAAGAATCCGGACTTCTTACCTGAGACCGGAGGCTCATGATCAAACACCTCAGCCTCTTCTTCAAACACATCATCCTTCCGGTATCCGGCAACAGCCAGGGGTGGAATCTTGAACCTTCCGAACTTGGCCGCGGTGAAAAACTCGGCAAACATGGCCTTTTGCCGATCGTAGGTGGCAACCCACAGATCCAGTGCGATCCCGCGGTCTTCGCACCATGGCGCCAGATCCCATGCCCCCCATCGTTCGCCGCCGAGCATGTCCAACCCATCGAACGCATCGTGAATCGCCTGAAACTGGTTTTTGATCCCCTCCAGAGAATGGTCCTCCACGTTAAACACATGCAGGACAATGTAGATGTAGGCCGGGGCCTCCCCGTCCGCAGCGATAAACGGATTGCGCCGGCTTCCGGCAAGCCCTTTCGCCACTGCCACGACAATGGTCCTGGCGGACGTCTTGCTCTTCATCGGGTCGCCGCGGTCCAGGGCTCCGATAATCGACCAGTGGGTGTCGTACACGTCGGACAACTTCTCCAGATCTTTCAGGGTCGCCATCTGCGGAATGTTCTGCGGCGTTTTCAGGGTGTAGACATCTTCGATGGGCCACAGCCGGCGCTTGGCCTCTTCGATCTGAAGGTAGGCCTCGCCTTCCACTCCCCGCTCTTCCAGTTCATCCCGCTGCTCATACGCGCTGTTCAGGGTGTGGATCGTCTCCATGAGTTCCCGGTGGGAGTTGATGCGATGATCTACCCCCAGATAGCGCATAGCCTCGATCATCTCGGGGGTAAACACCTTGTCCCCGCCGGACTCCCATGAGTTCAGGAAGAACCGCTCGAACTCTCCAAAGGGGAATTTGACACGATAGGAAGCCAGTTGCGCCTCGGTCATATTGGGGTTCCAGTAATCCGCAGGATCCCCGTTCTTACTGAACCGATAGGAGAAATAGAGGGTAGGATCCAGCCCCTTCAGGTAGGCGTCGTATAGGCGGTAGAGCTGATGCTGTCGCTCGGATACGGTAGAGTCAATGCACCCCATGGCGTTGGGGATGTTTCGAATGGAACCGTCCAACTGGACAAAGAAATCCACCTTCCTCTGTTGAAACATCTCGGAGAAGGTGTAGGAGTTAATGTTGGACACAATGCCGGAGAAGGATGAAATAGTTCGGATTTCGCTTTGGACCGCGCCATGGCCATCGAAATAGAACAGCCCCCGCTGCTGAACGCCTTTCCTCCCGATTTCGGCCAGGAGCTGAGGCGAATGGAGGATAATGGCCCGCATAATGTCGTAGTGGACAAACTGCACCTGATCTTTGCTGTTGGCGCCACACACAATCTTCTGCCGAGGCATGTTGAAGAAGCGGTAAAGTTCGATTAAACACACGAGGAGCGATTTTCCCTCTCCGCGGCCCCAACAAAACACGATGAGCCGATGCTTAAACTGGCCATTTTCCATGACCAGGGCCTCCCGAATAATCTCTTTCTGCGCTTCCCACATATCCCGGTAACTCTTGCCGGTATCTGGGTGCTTATCGGTGGGGAGTTGACCGAGCGAAACCCACACAGGGACAGAGGAACCGAACGGCGTGATGGACACATTGATCTTCGATTCGGCCCACTGGATCATGGCCTCGCCCCCGGTAGGCGTCACAAACCGGACATCAGGGTCCCGCCAATCGGGTTCGTAATTCTTGACTGGAGCGCCTGGAAGAGCTTGTTTTCGGGGTTTAGGCATTAAAACAGTCTCCCTTGTTGCAGTTCCCGCTCAATACGGGATTTGGCTATGGCGCAATAGTCAGGATTTAGGTCAACTCCTATCCATTTTCTTCTGAGCTTTTCACACTCTATCCCCGTTGTCCCTGCGCCAAAGAACGGGTCCAGTACCGTTCCCCCTTCAGGACATCCGGCTTTGATACAGGGTTCAATCAGCTTCGGAGGGAAGGTTGCAAAGTGAGCTTCAGGGAAGGGTTGTGTCGTTACGGTCCAAACTGAGCGACGGTTGCGGCCATTCGGGTTTAATTTCCATTGTTGTGGTTTATCTCTCTTCTCGTTTGGATACGCTGATCCTGGTGTATAACACCCCTCTAAAGAATACTCATACCTCTTGATAGACGCTTCTTTGTTGGGTTCTTTCACCGCATCCTGGTCATAAAAATACTTCTGGCTCTTGCTCAGTAAAAAAATATATTCATGCGCCTTGGTCGGTCGGTCTTTTACGCTCTCCGGCATAGGATTCGGCTTGTGCCAGACAATGTCAGAGCGCAGATACCAGCCATCGGCACGGAGGGCAAAGGCAACCATCCAAGGGATACCGATGAGGTCTTTGGGTTTAAGACCATCAGGAACTTTATGGCCGATCTTGTTGCCTACGTCCCTATATTTATTGTCTACAACCTGATATGACCTTGACGCGGCATAAGAGTCACCCATATTCACCCACAGCGTCCCGTCATCCCGCAGCACCCGCTTCGCTTCCCGAAATATCTGCACCAGATGAGAGATGAACAACTCAGGGGTAGGCTCAAGGCCCAAAGACCCACGCCATGCACCACAGAGTTGGCAGAATTGGCCCCCCTGATTCCGTCTCTCATCCCCAACTTTGACAAGAGGCCCCCCCACTTCAGAGTTCGGCCCTTGTTTGAAATTCCGGTTTTCATGCAACAAGCCGCCCCGTTCAGTATCCCCCCACTCATGCTCACACACTTCTTCCCCATCCCATACCAAAGGCTCAGTCCCATAGTCCCGTAGGCCCCAATAAGGTGGCGACGTGACACAACAATGAGCAGAATTATCCGGCATTCCCTTCAGCACCTCTAAACAGTCCCCACAATACAAAACACCATTCTCAGTTGTGTAATATGGTTCAGGCAGGGGCATCACTTCCTTGCCAACCGATCCATCATTTGAGCGCGTTTCACCATCTCATCGTATGAGTTTTCCCGTCCCTGCATCATGACTTCATCAACATCCTCCCTGTACGGCAAGGGCTTATCAGGGAACTTTCGAGCCCACACGGCCTCCAGGTTCAATTCCTTCAGTTCAGCGCGGATCTCCCGCAACACCTCTCGAATCTCCTTGAATTGAGGATACGCGCACACATTCCCCTGCTTCCCGGTGTAGGTCGTCTGCGGCAAAACAGAGGCCTCCAGGGTAAACCGCGCCAACTGGTGGTAGAGCGGCATCAAATGCGTCCCGATTCGATCCAACTGAATCTGCGTCAGGACGTCTCCAACCCCTTTCTTGGGGTCCACCCAGTCGAAATACAACGATCTTAGGAAGTTATACATGACCGTGCATCGGCCATTTGGGTTAAACGAACAGCTTTTCCCCACCGGGCATGTCTCTTTGTTGCAGACCTCCACATGAGCCAGAAAGCGAAGCTGTTTCCCCTGGATACTCCCCACGACAGGCCGGACTTCCACCTTGGATCTGAAATCTTCCTTGATGTCTCTCGGCATGGTTAGCCCTTCACCCTCGGCAGCGCCTGCACTCTTACCCGGCTTTGCATCTGAGGCCCGCCAATAACCACTTCAGGGACCAAAACGCAGTCATAGCGTCCCAAAACGCCTTTCACTTCAGCCATGCACCGCTGCTCCCGCTCCTTATCGTCACCCACAATCACCTTCCCCATCATCTGATGTCTGGGGTCAGGCGGCATCATTGTGGTAAATTCCGGCATATTATCTTTTATCATGGTCTCTTTTTGCGCCCCTTTCGCCGCTTTTTCGCCTTCTTTTTCTTTCTTTTTTTGGGTATCAACCCCATATTCCGCATGTGTTGGTTGACCGTCATACTGGTATAGCCAGTCAAATCGGCAATTTCATACTCCTGAAACCCAAGCCGGTGCAGAAATACGATCTGCCATCGCCTGAGAGGACCTGGCAACTGAGGCTTCCACACCTTCACATACACAGGAAACTCCTCCGGCGTCTTGTCAACCCCCCATCTTCGAAGGATTACCTGAACGCCAAACGTCGTCAGCCCCAACGCATTGGCGATCTCTCGCCGCTTCAAGCCGATCCGGTATAAAAACAGGACCAGCCATTGCCGGGTCCGTAACCGAATTGTCTTGACAGAGTAGTGATCCATGCGAAGGTAGATCGCCTGGCGGGACACGCCGAGCTGCCTGGCCAACTCCGTCACGCTGATGTCTTTCCTGCGAGCCCTTTCGATCTCCGACTCAGGGATCTTTCGATGAGACTGACCTAACCGATCACCAATGCCGAGCGCCTTTCTCAGGTTATCTTCCTGCTCCTGTGCGCCGCCCCATTCTTCCCACGAAGGCCACGCTTGCAGACGTTGACGGCGTAGCGCTTGGAGTACCTTTTGACGGGTTGGAGGGTTATCTCGCTCAGGGTAATCTTCAGGCTGCGCTTTACGACGAAACGGCATGTCACCGGCCTCCATTCGCATAAAACCGATTGCACTTCCGGTATTCAGGTTCCTTGTCTTTCATCTCCACCTTGATTCGGGTTTTGCGTCCCGGTTCAAGCCGAATGGTCAGAACGTCAGGCAGGATCGTCTGGCCATCCGGCAAGATCACCGTGAGTTCGTTGCCGTCAGATTCAATGCGGATGTGATGGGTCAAGCCCTCATCTCCTTGCGCCACTGCACCTTCAGCTTAGCCAGCCTGTCCATCGCCCTCCGCGCCCGGGTCCCAGCAGATACATTCCCCTTTTCGTAAAACTTCTTCCCTTCCACTTGAGCAACCGCCAACCACTTCAAGATTTCTTGATACGTTTCGTATCCAGGTCTGTCTTCTGCGTTCATCTCGTTTTCTCCTTTTTGCAAAGTTTTTTGTTTGTTTTCCCTTCAACCCCCTGCCTGTCTTGCCTCCCGCATTTTTCCAACGGCCGAACCAGCGGACTGTATTCCCACGCCATCAAATCGTAAGTAGCCTTCCTTCCATGCCCCCCGCCGTCAATCCTCGAGATGATTCCATTTTCCACCAACTGCCGTTCAGCCCGGTAATACGTCGGCTTCGTAAATCCCATCGCCAATGCCTGAGTCGGACTGTACGCCACGCATCTCTTGCTCGTGTACATGTAGGCGTCATTCGGATCGAACATGGCATCCAGCATGCACGTATAAAGATGTCTTGCCGGAAACCCAACCATCCTAAACAGATCCGACCGCAACAACCGTCGAGGGACACCGGCAAAGTATTCTTTGATCCCATCTTTCTTTTTCACCAATCGCCTCCCCTATAGGCGGAACCACCTGGCCGGGGGGTATAGGGGACCCCCCGCTTGCGTCCGTCGAACCAGGGGCAGACCTGGGTAAAGATTCGTTACCAGCTGGTAACGTTCCTTTACCCAGTGAACTCACTTTAACTAAATAACCTCTACAAAAATTGCCGATACAGCGATTTTCAGAGGCTACATCTCTTATCTCAATATACGTTGCAAAAAAAATCAAACCCGTTTACCCCTCAAAAACCCTTCAGACCATCCCTTCAAATCCGGTCTGTTTCTTCGATCAGACTCTACCGTCTCTCCCCGCGCAACCCACCCCCACCTAAACCCTGCAAGGAAAGCCATCGCAACCACCACCATCCATACCATCGAAGTTGCCATTGCAAGCCCTCTATCGGTGTTTTTGCCTCCTCTTTTGCGCTTAGGCGAGGCAGGAGGCGTACCGCTCATGTGGGAGGGAACCAAGTTTGGTTCCTGTATAGCACAACCCATTGGTGGCAGTCAAGAACAAACTTGTTCCTGTGTGGCACAAATTGAAAGAAAAGTGAAGTTTCGCAGAAAATCGGGGTACGCAAACCGACAGCGAAGAAGTTCTGGAGGCATTACTGATAGATTCCGATGGATTCCAGGGGGAACTGACCGGAAGGGGTTCTGACAGAAAGAAGGGGAGGTGTAAAATAATTTTACAGTTGGTGTAGGATTTCGCTACAGTTTCCTGTAATGACAGGGAAAGGAATTTTGATGGAATTTTGAGGGCGGGATTGTGGGCAGTACCCAGTTCTGAGGTGATACCCCCCTTGTCTGGGATAAATGAGGGGGGGGGGTGTTAAATTGTGGCATTATGGGCGTTTAAATAAACTTTATAGGGTATAAAGTCGCCTTGTGGTGTCATCATTGCCATCGTGTGGTGTGTGTTGTGTGGTGCGTTGGTGCGTTGGTGTCACTCATAATCATGGCCGTCATCATGACTGTATGGTTTTTCCTACACCCCCCCCTTGTCCCTTGTGTGTCCCTCCCATCGTAGTATCCCTCCCCCTTCCATCTAATCCCTTGTGGCATGGTCCCCCTGTTATGGTCCCCTTCCCCTTTGTCCCTCCCCCTATCCTTCCCCTACCATAGGCCACAATACAAAAGGGCCACGTCTTATTGACCACGGCCCTTCCCTGTTTCTGGTATGGTGTTATCGTCTATGCTGTTATCCAGTTTTCCCCTTCCCTCTTACCATGATTAAAGACCCTTGTGTAGTGGTCCACGATTCCACAATGATCTACATTCTGATAGTAGTGGAGTGACAGGCTATCAATCCGTTTCCTGATATCTTCCCTTGATTGTCTTATGACTTCCCTATGGTCTATGGTTGGCATACCTCCCCAGGTTTTGAATCCTGATCTTGACTTACTATCAACCCACCCCTTAGATGGGAGGTTAAACGGCCTTGATATCTTCCCCGATGGGGGAGCTGTATGCTTTGATGGTATGGGACTATAGACCTTCCCCCCTTTGACTTCCCCGTTTTGTGGTAGGTCTTTCCATACCTCCCCCGCTTTACACCCTTCTCCCCTATATCCCCATGATGAGACTACGCCTTTGATATCAAGAGACAAGATCACCTTATCAATCCGGTTGAAGATCTTGAACACCATCGGTTGGGATATTCCCAGCTCCCCCGCTATTTCGCTTTGATTTTTCCCTCCCAGATACCTTTTAGCTAAAACCCTCAACTGTTTCGTGGTCCATATCCTTTTACCATCGGCCTTGAACTGGTTTACGATATGGTGATACAGGTGGTAATCCTTCGGTAGTGAGACCATAACGGGAAGTTTGGAACCATCTTCCCCGCTTGTTTCTGTTTCCCCATTGTTCAAAGAAACCATGTTGTCGCGTTGCTGTTTTACTCGAATCTTTCGTTTCCAGACAAACAAGGAAAGAGACCTTCTAAGGTGGTCCGCTTCACGATAATCTTTCAGGTGGTCTGTTTCCAGCAAATGAAGCATTCTTTCTTGAATGATATCTTCCCCGTCCATAACGTCTACAATCCCTCCCCGTAACCGATTAAAAGCCTCTCGATACCCATCTTGACACTTGAATTCTGTTTCCATCTTGCAATCCCTCCCCTATCAGGACGTTAATAAAAAAACCTTTGTATCCTTTGTAAAACTTAATTTTGTTCTTGTCAAGTACTTTTTTCAAAATACTTTAAAAAAACTTTTCAGCATGGTTATAAATCCCCCTTCCCCGTGTGTTACCTATTAGAAGATGGGGAAGTGAAGATAGGGAAGTATGAAAAAAGATTTCTTCCCGTGGTTATAAAAAGACCTTCCCCATGTGTTACCTGATAGAGGGATTGAATGATAAAGGTCATAGACTTTGACCTTGACCTAAAAACTTTCGATCCCTGTTTTGGAGGGAGGTGAAACCATGAAGCGCATATCGTTGTGGTTTCAGCATAACTTTCGCCCCTTGCATCTTGTGGGGCGGATTATCTGGAGATTGCCCGCGCCGTATAACCGGCGGGTGTTGCGGGCCTTGGCGCATTAACCATGATCTGGAGGGATTGCCTATGACCTATCGCAAATATTTCTTGACCGGCCATCTCGCCGGTCTGTGGGTCGAGTATGTCTCGACCGTCATACCACCCAGCGGTTTCTATCGGGACGCTGTGACCAATGACTGGGTGATAACCATAACGCTGTGAACCTTTGGCTCCCGGCCCTGCGTTAGGACCGGGATCTAAGGGCTTACGCCTACCTCTGGGCAGAGCTTCATATCGTCTGCGCTGATCTGACATGCGGGACATGCCTGGCCAGTCCCATGTATGCCGTAAGCCCTTCTTTTTCTATCATGGCGTCTCTTGATATCCGCCTGGACCAAGAAGTTTTGATCTGGACTGATATCAAGGGCTGTCATGGCCCTTTGTTCTCACGGCGCCCTAAGCCGTCGCCTGCCATCTGGCATTCCGCCCGTGGCATGGCTGGCTGTTTTCCGGGTCTGCCTGTGAACACCTCATGGCTATTCCTGTGCGCCATGTTGTAGCCTTACCCCAGGACGGATGACGGTCCGTGACTTCCGTTGAGGTGGCCTGTCTGACTCAGGGACACTGACAGGTGGAGGCAACATGCTGCCGTAAGCATGGCGTATTAACCCTGTGGCTCAACAATTCATGTAGGCGCTGTCCGGCCTGCCTATGGCTTAACTGTGACAGTGGTCTGTCCACCATAACGGCACGTCGCCTATGGACGAAAAGCATAGGTCTTTCGGTCCTCTATATTTGACCGGGAGCCATAGCGGTTGAGATACCGTGCCTATTAAGTCAAAACGAAACGGCGAGCAGAGCGAAAGGTTAAGCGTATCGGCTGTGATACGAATGCCTTGCCAGAGCTTGGGCGGAGGCTGCTGTTGAAAGCTGAAAGAACGCCTGGAGCAATGAAGCTCAAAGGGACTGATTGACTGACCGGCACACCTTCAAGACTGCAACACATGGCGATCGGTTGGATCTGGACAGAAAGAAATCCCTCTGTGTAATCACGGCCCTGCTGTTCGGGGGCCGTGGCTCCATAGTGCCTGTGACGTAAAGTGACGAATGTCTTCGTGACAAATGTCCGGTCGCAGGCACGCTTGGAGTAAACAGCGAGAAAATCTGGAGGGAAAGCCATGATAGAAAAGCGCATTACAAGGAAAGACGGGAAAGTTTATCTTCTGAGAAAACCCATCAAAAACCCTGCCTAAATATCCTGCCCCATATCCCCTAAGCCGACTTCCGAGAAAATTCCTGGAGTCGGCTTTCCTGCGTAGAAGCTCCGCTGAGCTGAGCTGTCAAGGGCAGCAATGAGCGGGAAAATCTGGCGATTCAGAAATGGGACTGGCGCCGGCCCCTAAGTTGACGCAGGGTTTTCCCTCTCACTGGTGTCCTTGACGCCATCCCGCATTGCGGGAAAATCTCTGACGGAGGGATGAACATGAACACACATAAAATTGAGGTGGCAAAGATCCACCTGGACCCGGAACAGCCTCGGGAAACGTACAACGGAATTGAAACCCTATCAGCAAGCATGAAGAGCAAGGGCTTTATCCCGGAATGCGCCATTACCGTGCGGCCTCACCCGGAAAATGACGGGGAATTTATGGTCGTGGCTGGCCATCGGCGTACCTTGGCGGCCAAAAAGGCTGGGTTGCTGGAAATCGACTGCTTTGTGTCTGAAGGCATGGACGCGAAGGCGATCTACGAATTCCAGTTGCTGGAAAATGAGAACCGGGAAGATCTGTCTCCCATGAATCGCGCCCGTGCAATCCAGAAGGGCATCGACAAGGGAATTTCTGACCGCCGTTTGGCTCAGATCTTTGGTGTCTCGCTGTCCACGGTAAAAGCGGACCTGGAACTCTGCGGTCTGGCCCCGGAACTCCACAAGTTTGTGGATAACGGGAAAATCTCAAAAGAGGTGGCCCGGAAGCTCGCCACGTCTTTTGAAAGCCCGAATCAGCAGATGACGGTATGGAACAACGTCCTGCCGGGGAAAAAGACGACTGACGCCATGCTGTCTGCAATCCAGGCGTACATCGACAAGAACGCACAACGAAACGCCTTCGCCGTTGCCAAGAAAGAGGCTGGGGAAAACGGCGGCCTGTCAAAGGCTCGCAAGGCAAGTGAACGGCTGGAAAAAGCAATCGTCGAATACGAGAAAAACTGGGTCGGTGATCCGAATGTTATCAACGCAAGAAAAAGAGAGGTCGCCAAGTTGCGGCTGACCTTCCAAACCATGAAGCGCATTGCCGAGAAAACCCTGGCTCAGATTCAGGATTTCGAGGCCATGACTGATCTGAATGCGCCCAAGACCGCCGTGGCCGCTGGTTAGGTCATGGATCACATCATAAGCCTGGTCCGAGAAATTCGGACCGGGCTTTTTGTGGTAGAAGGGAGGGGAAACAACATGGAAATCTATATCGCAACGATAGAGCATAAGCATGGCGCGAATCAATACGCCGCGAAAAGCGAATCAGCCCTATTGAATGCCATAGACGAATATGTGCGAGAATGGTGGGACCAGGAACTCCCAGGAAAACCAATGCCTAAAGATATGCACAACAGAAGAGATGACTATTTCATGGCGGCTGGGGAAGACCTCACATGGGACTCGACAGAGCTGATTGAATAGAACCGGAAGGGAGGGCCGAGAAATGCTGTATTATTGGTTTTGGGATATTTTCGAGAAAAGTCACGTTCAGCTTGATAAGGTATCAAATGATACCATAACCCTTGCGAATAGTTTGTGGCCTCTTTACTGATTCACCTTTCCTCCGTCGGGGAGTTCCGGGAAACTGGGGCTCCCCTTTTTTTATGTGTAGAAGCCCCATATCGGGGCGCAGGAGGACAGTTATGCGAGAAATTATCAACATGGCACTGTTTGGTGTGTTGATGGCCTGCTCTTATCTTGCGGCCGTCTGGGTATTTAGCCTGGAAATTCAATAACAGCTACGGGAGGGAGAACCATGCAGAAGTTGAACGAGAAAAAGAAAGCGACACCGAGCTATCGCAAGGCCCGGAAGGCCCGGAACAAGGCCGCGGCCAAGAGCCGGAAGAGGAACCGATCATGAGGTTCGGGAAAATCCTCATGGTTGGAGTGGCAGTGTCCATTCTGTCCGGGTCGCCAGTGTATGCGGCCGGGAAAAAGGCCAAGGCTGAATGGACATCGACGTGGACCTACAACAAAAGCTCGAAGACCTGGAAAAAGAAGGCTGTCAAGGTTAAAACCTCTGGCAGCGACCTTTACGAGAAAATGCGGAAGAAATACGGCAGTTACAGAATAGGGGAGGTCGTGAAATAGGCTTGACCCCTGCTTATACGCCTGAGAAATTCTCGGGCGTATGCTGGAGGGTTCAATCCACAAGGAGGGATGAAACATGAAAATTAATCGAACATCTTTGTTGGAAGCCGTCAAGGTAGCCGGGAAGATCTCTGAAACAGTCAAGTCTTCCATGCCGATTCTGAGCGCCGTGGTGCTCGATGGCGAGAAACAGGCGTTGATAGCGACCGATCTGGAAATGGGGCTGGTGTACCCGCTTGAAATTGCGGATTACACCTATGCCACTCAACCCGAGAAATTCCCGGATGAGTGCCGGATCGAGAATGAACTGCCTGATCTTACCGGGCCACAGCTCAAGAATCTGGCCGACGACTACGGGATCAAGGTCCCTTCCAAGGCCAAGGTGGAGAAATTGCGGGAAACGATCCTGCAAGTCTGCCAGAAAGCTGAGGAGGAACTGAGCGTCGAGGCGATCCTGGGTCTTAATGCTGCCTCAACGTGGCAGGACAAGTTCTGTCTGCCATGCCGGGGGCTGAGAAAGATTCTGGAAACCCTGGATGAGGAAACCGTGGAAATTCGGCCGGTAAGTGCGGATGAAACGATGTTGTTCCGATCCAACCCGGGTGTGGCCATTGGCGAGAATTTCTCGAATCTGCTCACGATGGACGTATCAGAGTTCCCGGAATTTTGGGACCGGGAAACCCTCGATTATCCGGGGAGCGTGCTGGTTTCGAGAAAAGATCTGGATAGTGTGGCGTTAGCGGGGACCAACGATCAAGACCACGGGTTCAAGCTGAATGCCATCTATTTCGATTTCAAGCAATCGGCGGTTGTGGCAACAGACGGGCATCGTCTGCACCTGTGCAATGTGGCGCCGGAAAATGCGACTGCGCCGGAAGGCGTGGACGGATTCAGTATGCCGCTGAGCGCCTTGAGGGTGATCGCTACCGTGTTCAAGCGAGACGAGAATGTCCTGGTCGAACATGGCGGAGACAACATCCGCATCGCTTTCGGGAATGCCAAACTGTATGCCAGGACTATTGAGGCTAAGTTCCCGGATTGGAAAGCGGTTGTCCCGAATTCCGAGAACCAGAAGAGCGTCACGCTGGAAAAGGCGGCGTTTGAAAAGCCGCTCCATCAGGCAATGACGATCTCTGACGGGAAATATTCAGGGATCACCTTGAAGTTCAACGGCGGCATCGACATGGGAATGGCGAACCCGGAGCGTGGCCAGTACCAGAAAATCAGCATCCCGATCAAGGGGAAATCCTATGGGGATGATGAGACCACGATAGGGCTGAGCATCCGGTATATGCTGGAAGCCATCAAGCCGGTGGCAACCGACGACATGGAGATCCGGTTTGAAGATGCAAGCCGGCCGGTAACAATCAACCACGAAAATTTCACGGCGTTGGTAATGCCGATGAGGGTCTAAGGGTTACAGTTAAGAGTTAGGCCCATACCAAGCCCGCAGGGAACACCCTCCGCCTGTGGGCTTTTTTATGTGCCTAATAAGAACCAAATATTATTGACATTTGTTTCTGTGTCACCCTATACTGTGCCAACCAGGAACGTTTCACGGGCCACGGAGGCACATAATGGGAATGGAAACAAAGCGTTGCCCTAAATGTGGGGCTACAACTGGATTTGGTTTAGACAGGAGCAGATCGGATGGCCTGAGCGTCTATTGCCTGACCTGTAAGGCTAAACAGATGCGAGATTTCAGGAAAACTCACACCTTAACACCCGAACAACAATTCAAAGATAATGCAAGATCTTACGCCTACGTTTACTTCAAGCGTGGCAAGTTAATCAAGCCTAAAGCATGCGAGAGGTGCAGCGTTATTGCTCCGCTCCAAATGCACCACCATGATTACACGAAGCCGCTGGAGATCGAGTGGCTCTGTAAAGATTGCCACAAGTTGGAGTATGCGCCCCAAGCAGTCAGAAAGAGGCCAACCCATCCGGCATATTTTGATCTCGAAGGGCTCATCCGAGCTTTTTCGTTAATAATCAAAGCCAAAAGGAGGAGAAAACCATGAAAAACGTAGAGATGAAAATGCAAGGCAAGAAACTGATCATCGAGGTGGACACAAGTTTGGAATTTGGGCCGAGTAAGAGCGGAAAAAGCATCACCGTTGCCAGTACTGAGGGCAATCAGCCGGTGAACGGCGTAACCGTGGGCCTGAATGTTTACAGGAAGAGGTGATGGCATGGCTGAAGAAATTTCTTACGGGCAGATCGTCTGTCCAAAATGTGGCCACAAGGGTTCTTATTTCGTTTCTGCATGGGGAACCGGAAAAGTAACAGAAAAGACGGGACCAGACGAATGTGAACCATATTCAGCGAACGTCGATGAAGAAGAATACGCTGAGTGCCCGGAATGTGACTATCAAACTTTTCACCACGATGAATTTTGGGTTTGATCCCTGCACACTGCCCATCTACCCAGGTGGGCAGGATGGAGTGATTAAACAACCGAGAAAGGAGGGGAAGATGAGACGACAAACGAGGAGACAGCAGCACGCAACGGAAGGCACAGGTTATTCGGTAAAGCCCTACGATAGCCGCTTCTTTGCCTTGTACGACCGCAATGAGATGCTTGTTGCTGTGTTCGCTTACCTGAAAGGAGCCTCCGCAGTGGCCCACAGATTGGCCCGCATTGGCAAATGGTGGCGATTGCCCTTACCAGAATGAAGAACGGTTTTGGTTCTTTGAATTTAAACGAGAAATCTGGTCTCCTGGACTACCCCAACTGACAGACCGTGAGTTGATTGTGGCAATTTGCAATGAAGAAGGTTGGAAAATACGGAGTTGAGGACTACTTCTTGGCAAACGTCCCTCCTTAACCATGCCGCAGTCGTGCGGCAGCCCTGGCGGGAAATTGGGCTACAGGGAAATGCAGTCGAAAGGCTAAGCCCATTGGCCTCGGGAGAAATCCCCTTCGGACCATAAAGGCAGCGCCCCCGGTATAGACCGGCCCGCCAGGATTAAACATAAACCCGAAACCTTCAGCCATGGCAGGGAGACACCCGGATGGTCCGGGGCGGGGACACCAGGAAGCTAAAGAGATCCCCGACTCCCTGCCAACCCTCACAAGGAAACAGAGATGCCTAAATGCAGAAGTTGTAAAGCTGATATTTTGTGGGTCGATATGCCCACGGGGAAGAAGATGCCCTTAGACGTTAAGCCGTGCAAGATGGTGATTGTCAAAGAGGGCATCGGTGAAATCGTGGACGCCTACATGCCCCATTGGGCTACCTGCCCTGGGAAGGGGAGGGATAGCCATGACGGATCAGGAATTTGAAGCCCTCAAAGAACGGCTGAATGAATTGGCCCTGGAGACCGCAGCCTGCCAGACTATCTATCGGCGGGAGACCGGGCAGTCATATCAACCCCCGATATTTTTGGGGAATGGAGGAACCGATGGGAGAAACATGGTTCAAACTGGGCGAGCCTAAACCGCCGAACATGGCGGCAAGGGAACGGGTCGAAGCCCTGACGATCTACGACAGCAGACACACCGAGACCGTGTTGTCCTCAAAGGAGGAGGAGGGGACCAATGAAGAACTACCAAAAGGCCGGGTACCCGTTTCTATTCGTTCAGACAACTGAAGAAGAGCGGCTTATCCGGGAACAGCGGGCCACGATTGAAGATCCAAACGTGAAATTCTGGAAATGGGACATCGTTTCCGGCGTCGAAGCGTTTATGAATCCCAATGGCGACCCGAAAGTCTGGACGTGGCAGCCAGCCGAAGACGTGCGAGATCCCATTGAGGCACTTGGGTATGCCAAAGAGATGCCGGAAGATTCAATCATCTTCATGATGGATTTTCACAAGTTCTTTGAAAGTATCGAGGTTGTGCGAACAACCTTGAATCTCAAAGACCATCTCAAGGCCAACGGGAAGATGATCGTGTTCGTTTCCGCAGTCATGGGAATCCCGCCAGAACTGGCCAACGACATTCAAATCTACGATTTCAAATTGCCTGACAAGGCGGCCCATCGCAAGACGCTGGAACGTCTATGCGCAGACACCAGCCTTGACATGCCGGAAGATGCAGAGGCTGTCGTTGATGCCTGTGCGGGGCTCACACAAGAAGCGTCGGAAAACGCTCTGGCTAAAAGCCTGGTAGACAATGGCCGGTTTCTCTATTCCGATGTGCTGGAAAAGAAGGCGGCCCAACTGAAAAAAACCGGATACCTCAAATTCGGGACATACACAGAGACATTCAACGATCTGTATGGCCTGGAATACATGAAGGCGTGGGCGTTGACAACGCTCAGAAGCAAAAAAGACAGACCAAGGGCCATTCTGATCTATGGAGTTCCGGGATCGGGTAAAAGCCATTTCTCTAAAGGCCTGGCCAATGAGCTTGGTGTGGCGTGCCTTGATGTTTCGTTCAGCGGATTGCGTGGCGGCCTGGTTGGTGAAACCGAGACCAATACGGCAGACTGCTGGAAACAAATCGAGGCGTTCGAGAATGCCGTGGTGTTTGCGGATGAGTTTGACAAGAGCTTGGAAGGCATTGAGGGATCGCAGACAGACGGCGGCAATAGCGCCAGAATTTTCCAATCCTGGATGCAATATCAAGAAGACCGGACATCCGATACGTTCTGGGTTTGCACCTGCAATAAACTGGACACCATTTTGTCGTGGTCCGGTGGGGCGCTGGCCGCAAGGTTTGACTGTATCTTCTTTGTGGACATGCCGACACCGGAAGAATGCAAGGGTATTGCCAAAATATGGGGAGAGAAGAAGGGAGCCGACATTCCCGACGACTACGATTTTGAAGGGTTCACCGGCAGAGACATCAAGAAGCTGGCCCGGCAAATGGCTATGCTCGACTGCTCTGTGGACGAGGCCCGAAGGTACGTCATCCCCATTATGGAATCAAGCGCAGATCTGATTCAGGACATCCGCAAGAAAGCCCGGAAGACCTGTATTTGGGCAAGCAAGGAGCAGGAAACCATGAGCGTCAAGAGGAGGGTGAAGCTATGAAACCAGAGGAGGTGATCCCATGCCATGTTGGGAAGTCAACACAATGAGCGTGAAAATCGAGGCCGCAAACAAAGAACTGCTTGAAAAGGCAGCCAAGGCTATGGGCCTCTACATCTACAACTACGGGAAAGAGCGAGCTTATGGACCCATCCTGATCCAAGGCGACATGCCGCTTCTGAACCGCCTCAAGGTTGAATACAGCCGGCAGGTGGTGGAGAAGGTGGCCAAGGCTAAAGGATGGACCGGAAGCTGGATGAAAAACACCGAGAAACCGACGGTGAAGTTGAGGAGGTACTGATGGCCGACACCATGAGCATTGAAATTCTGGAAGACGGGACCATCTCTGTAACCACGGACAAGATCAGCGACACGAACCATGTATCTGCTGACGAGTTCCTGGCTGAGGTGGAGAAGCTGGCCGGTGGCGTAAGGAACACGGCCAAACGAAAGAACCATTACCACACCCACGTTCACAACGGGAAAGTGGTGGTACATGCGCACTGAGTAAGGAGGTGAAGCTATGCAGATTGTTTGGTTTTTTGAAAAGCCCATTATCGGCTACTGCAAAGACTGTGACGTTATAGCCGAATGGGATAGCGAGGAAGGATTGAGGTGCCCGAAGTGCAAAAGCACTGATATTTCTACCTTTGAATGGGACGAACAATCACGCTATCCAGAATAGGAGGTGAATTTATGAAAGCCCCTGACATCATCGCCATTTTTATAATCACGGCCGTCCTTTTGGCTACCTGCTACCTAAGCCAAGGCCGCGGGTTTGAAGCCAATTTCTATGACGTGAAAATAGCATCGCTGGAAAAGCAGATTGCAGACCTGCGCCCCATACCAAGAATCAACGTGGAACGTGCCGCCATCTACCCGCTTTCGGGTGAGGTAGTGGTGGACACCGTGAAATAGACCATCGACCGGAGGGCCAACGACAGTTGGCCCTTCTGCCGGCGGTTTATGCCGGGAAATCAACATAGGAGGGGACCAATGACCATTGAATCCAAACTTTACGGCAATGGAACCATCTGGATCACGTCCGTGAATGGGTGGCGAGGCAAGAACAAGCTCACCGCCCAGGACCTGGACAAAGAACCGGATGAAATTCTGGACATCTTCAATCTTGGCAGCAAGGACCAACTGCCGAAGGACATCCAGAACCGAATCAACCGGCCCAACAGCCAAATAACCACTCTGATGAGAGCCATCGGAGCAGAGCCATTCTTTGCGGGAATGTCAACATGGTTCGTCAAGGACAAGGACTTCCTGGCATGTCTGAGAGGGATGGAGAAAATCAGGGATGAGCACCAGGCGACAGCGCAGGACGTGGCCATGAACCTGGAAGACATCAAGACCGAGATGATCGACAAATACCCGGTCCTGGAAACCGCCAAGTGGCCCACACAGGAGCAAGTGCTCAAGAAATTCAGGGTTACGTGGAATGTATGCCAGATCAAAGGCGTCGAGATCAACGAAACTGACCCTGAAGAGCTGAGACAGGCCAAGATGGAGTCCAACCGCCAACTCAAGAATGCCTACGATGAATACGCAGACCAGTACCTTGAGAAGGCCAAGACCGCTATGGCTGAGGCCGTGGCTGACATCTGTGAGAAGATCAAGACCGGCCAGAAGATCACCGAGGCCAGCATCAAGAGGCCCCGAAAGGTGGTGGATGAATACCTGTCCATCGCCAGCATCTTTGATCTGAACGATCTGAAGGTGGAAATCAGCAAACTCAAAACCGAACTGGAAAACGCAGATGCCAAGGACATTCGAAGCAACTGGAATTTTGCCAACAACTTTGCGGAAAACATCAGGACAATGGCTGACAGCATCGGGGATCTTTCCGGCCTGTCAAATGATGGATCCGTGAAGAGGCGGGTGAAGTTCGATAAGGCAGCGTAAGGAAAGGAGATAACGCTATGGGTAAACAGACATTGGCTATGGTGGTGGTCCCCCAGGAAGGGGGCCTGATCTACAGCCCGTCCAAGCGCAACATGGCATTGCGGGAAAGGATCGAGGATCACATGACGATCTACGATTCCCGCAAGCAAGAGACCGTATTGGCTGAGCAGCCGATTCGCCTGAAATCCTCAGCTGGAGCGGTGTTCGCAGGGCTTATGCTGGTTCTGTTCGTGGCAACGTACAGGATATTCTTTGGATAGGGAGGTGGTGGCTGATGAGAGTAGAAGATATCCTACGGAAGCAACTGGGGGACCATTGTGGCTACCAACTATCCAACATATCCGTCTCCAAACTTTCCTACCATGACATTTTGGACGGCGGCTTTATGTGGCTCAGAAGGGTTCCCGGAAAAGTGACTGCCTTCCTTGACAGACGCAAAATCGACAAGGCATTCAAGTCGGTTTGTTTCCGTGGTCATGACAATTTTTATCTCGTTGTTGCCAAGGATGGAACGATTTTCCATTTGGAATACTGAGGAGGCAAAAAATATGGACCCGAAATTTATCAGCACCCGGGAAATCACTATGAAAGAGGTCATGGACCGCCTGGAAAAGCCGCTTATCACTGTGGCCTTTGAGTGCGAGTTCGACGATGAGGACTTCAGCATGGAAGACACGATCCTTGTGCCTATCGCCATGCCGAAAGCAGCCTGGAAGCTGTTGTATGGCACGGCCAAGTCCGCAGGGATCTCTGTCGGAGATGCAGCCAGTGAATGGCTGTGCGATACGGCCATGGACATGGTGCAAAACATGAAGCCGATGAGGAATGAGACCGCAAGAGAGGAGGCAGAAAAATGGGAGAGCCAGCAAGAGTCTTAGAATTCAAGAAAAAGCCGGGCTTCGGTGACATGCTCAAGAAAACGGCCGTTACCAAGGCCCCCGCCAAAGCCAAGTCCAAAATGCCCGTCCTTGACCCGCCGGAAGAAGTCAAGGTGGCCGTGGACGAATACATCGACGCCAAGACCAGGGAAACCATGGCCAAGGCCGAGAAGGACATGGCGGAAACTGTCATCCAGGAGTTCACCATCGGCGTTCAGGATGCCGACGGATACACCGGGAACTTCAGGAACTCATACGCTGTCCCGGGAAAAATACCGGGCAATCAGGTGAAATATGTGAGTTCCAACCGCTTCAGCATCAATGCGGCGGATCGGGACCGGCTTCAGGATACCCTCGGGAATATGTACGAAAACATGATGGAGGAGGAATACACCGTCAAGCTGAGGCCGGAGGTCTTCCAGAATGAGGAGCTTCAGAGTGAACTCATGAACCTGGTGGGTGATCGGTTCGAGGAATTCTTTGAGACAGTTCTGTCACTCAAGGTCAAAGAGGAGTTCGACCGGAAACTGTATCAGGTGGTGGGCGCCGGGGATCTGCCGGAATTGCGGACATTCTGTAAGCCGTATAAGGCGGCTTTGAGGTAGAGGCCATGGAGGAGGAAGTTATGCGGGAAGAGGCCGTTCCTGGTCAGAAATTCAAAGAGGCTTGTGCGTCCTATTCCGCAGATAAACTTACGGAAAAGAAGATGCGGACACCCTTTCAATTTAACGGAAAGATGTTTATCGGGGTTGGTGGGATGTGGGGGCTTGGCAGCCAACAAGAATATTTGGAAGCATATCAAATCGTGCCCGAGCAGGCCTTTAAGGGCCACGCCCTCTGGTATGGGGAACACATATCATTCAACTACCACGGCATGAAAGCCAAAAAGGGGAATGAGATTTTTGTATTACAGGGTCCGCCTGTATTGTTCAAGCCTACAGATGAGAATGTGCGAGCCCCAAAACAACAAAACTTATTTTAGGGGAGAACATACCATGGGAGCGATGAAACGCCTACTTGAGGCTGTCTATGAGACGCTTCAGGATACCGAGAAATTTAGGTTGTTGGGCATGGATCAACAATACCATGCCGCCCTTGCCATTACATCGGACGTGATTGCCCGTGGACCTGAGCGGGAGGGGTTTGAAGCGCAAATCCGAAAGATCGCAGGGGAAAGGGGGTTGTGATGGCCGGCCCGCACCCCATAACCGGAGTCATGGAGAAGGCCTTCGCCATTGTCGGCATGTTGCAGTCAAGACGATCTATCACCGTCTATGATGTGGCAGACGAGTTGAGAATCAGCAGGTCAGTGGCCCATAAGTATTTGACAGCCGCGACAACCGTTCTGCCCGTGTATGTGGTCAACGAGAAAACCTATAAGCAGAACCAAGAGCGTATGCAGTATGCGCTGTTGAGGAGGGGGGCGAGATAATGCTCATTGAGGCGGCGATAAGGACGATCATATTCTGCGTCCTATATTCCATTTATTACTTGATATTTATAAGGCCAAGAAATGCTATCCAAGCGGCCACATTCAAATTGGAATGGGATTTCACTCTCGGGATAGTTATCGGAATGATTGTCAATTCATTGTGAAACAAAACCCTGGCCGTTGGAGCGACCAGGGTTCCGGTTGAAAAAAGCCCGATGGGCTGTATTTGGAGTTTTAATTCTATAACACGAGATACAGCCTGTCAAGGAGAAAACACAAGAAAGGAACGCAGCATGGAACTCATACTCAAAGGTTTCGATAACTGGTCCATCGACACGGCCCACAACGGCAGAACCCGATGGGCCGATGTGTACCAGCGGGAAAATGGAGAATGGACCCGATTCGCTGGATTCATTGGAGACGACAGCCTGGACAATGCCCTGGATTGCCTGATCTTCGAAGGGCTGAGGCTGACGGAAGATGATGTGTGCAAGCATCAAGAGGACGTGGTGGATTACACCGCTGAGACGTTTGATAAACGTGCGGTTGGATAGGGAGGGTTATACCATGAAATATGCCATCGTATGTGCAAACTGTAGGCATTGGCACGGAGATCGGCCAGAATATAAACCTGGCACAAGGTATGTTGGGTTTTGTGATCTTCCCAACCATTTACACACAAGCGCCAGAATGGCAGATGAGGACCCGAGATACCCAAGTTGCAAAGACTTTAAAGCCATTATCGAGGAGGTGAACCCATGAACTTCGACTACCTCTACCCCGAAAAACCCAAACTGATCAGCATCGACCAGCCGCTCTTCCAGAAACTTTCGGACAGTCCGGATTGGGTAGCCGAACCGAAATACAACGGAAGCCGGTTGGTCCTGGCGATTGATGGGAATGAGATGGAATTCTGGAACCGGCATGGAGAAAAGTTTGATTATCGGCCGGATGAAAACCTGCGAAACGCTTTGCTGGAATTTGCCAGCCATACGAAGGGGCTGTGTGTGTTCGATGGGGAACTGAGGCATAACAAGGTCCCGGGGGTGAGACACAAGATCGTGTTGTGGGATACGCTGGGGTGGGATGGGCATTTGTTAGCCAACGAAACATATAAGGCGAGGTATAGGCTCATCCCTCTCATGGAGTCGCCGCCATTAACTCTGGTGCATCAAGTGAACGGCGAAAACGTGTCATTCACGTCCGTATTTACCAGTTGGGTAGAAGACCCCGAGATCGAAGGCCTTGTCCTCAAGAACCTGAACGGCAAACTCAACCTGAGCAGGACCGCCGGACAGCCATCGAACTGGATGGTTAAGGTGAGACGGCCGAACAACAGTTATCGGTTTTGAAAGGGAGGGATAACATGACATTCCTGAAAAATAAAACCTTCTACCCCACCCCGCCGGGTCTGGCCGCCAAAATGGTGAAAAAGATCAAACTTGGAGAGGATCGCCATGCCTATGAGTTGACCGTCCTGGAACCATCGGCAGGGGCCGGCGATCTGATCGAAGCCATGAACAAAAATCGTTACGATAGATTCTACGGAAATGGCACATTCCGGGATATTTCTGCCATCGAGATTGATCCGGAGCTCCAGGCCACGCTCAGGGGCAAGAGCATCAAGGTCATCGACTCGGACTTTCTGGCCTATTCAGGCGCAGACAAGTTTGACCTGATCATTGCAAATCCGCCCTTTGATGAAGGGGATAAGCACCTGATCAAAGCCATTGATATCCTGTACCGGGGGCAGATTATATTCCTGCTCAATGCGGAAACGATTCGGAACCCGTACACCAACACCCGGAAATTGCTGGTCCAAAAACTGGAAGAGTTGAAAGCCGAGATCGAATACATCCCGGGCGCCTTCAAAGACAGTGACCGGCCGACAGGGGTGGAGGTGGCCCTGGTCAACATCATCATCGACCGCAAAGTGGAGGATGATCTGTTTAAGGGCTGCGATGATAAGGCAGAGGATCCAAAGCCTGAGTTCGAGGAAAAATACGAGGTGTCAACAGGAAAACGGGTGGCCGAGTTAGTGGCTGATTACAACAGAGTCGTTCGTGTAGGGACGGATACCATTATCGGGTACTACAAGAATTACCGGACCATCGGGGGATACCTGGGCCTCAACCATAAATCAGACGAGAATAAATACTGCACAACGGGCAACGACATCACGGCCAAGATGCAGAACCAACTCAATGGGCTGTTACGCGATGTAAGGAAGACCTATTGGGATAAAGCCCTTGATTTGCCAGAAGTCAGGAGCCGAATGACCAAGGCAAAACTGAAGGAGTTCCAGCATCAGCTTGAGCAACAATGCAACATGGATTTCACCGAGAACAACATCCGCACGTTTGTCCTCAATCTGGTTGAAGGATACCAGAAAACGCTCATGGATGCCGTTCTTGAGGTGTTCGATCTGATGACCAGGAGGCATTCGTGGGACGGGGACAAGCCAGACGAAAAAAACGTCCATTACTTCAACGGCTGGAAAACCAACAGGGCATTCAAGGTCAACAAGAAAGTGATCCTGCCGATGTATATCTACAGCCACCAGTGGAAGGAGTGGGAAACGTATGGAAGCGCCTATGAAGATTTTCGGGACATTGACATCGTCATGAGCTATTTCGACGGGGACGGCTGCTGTCTTTCAATGTCAAGCGCGGTTCAACAGGCCTTGAGAAGTGGCTACACTAAGGGGATCACAAGCGATTATTTCACCATCGACTGTTTCAAGAAGGGCACGGTCCATCTGACCTTCAACAACGAGGATATCCTTCGCCGGTTCAATGTGGCTGCCTGTGTCGGGAAGAATTGGTTGCCATGCGATTATGGAAAGGCAAAGTTTGAGGATCTGCCATCGGAAGAAAAGGTTGTGGCCGAATCGTTTGAGGGTCGGGAATCCTACAATGCCCATCTGAAACAACCGCTGTTCGGGAAAACGATCACCGTGCCATTGATCGACGAAGGGGCAGACAACGGGCAACTGAGAATATTTGGTTGAAATATGCAAAGAACTTTGTATAAAGTTGCAGAGCAAATCTACCCTATCGAAAAAGGAGACCTAAATGTCAAACGTGAAAGAGTTTAAGCCAAAACATACCAAGGATGCAGAGGAAATCCTGCTCGCGTTATCCAAGCAGGATCGGGAAAGCCTGGCAATCTATTTCGCCATACAACACCTCAACCAGATTCAACAGGGTCTTGATGGCGAAATCGACTACGAAGAAGGCCCGTTCTTTGAGCAGGTGGACAAGATGTATGCAGAGGCCATGGCCCCGCCGTCAGGATGCTACTTCTGCGACAGAACCATAGACGGCAACGAGGTCCCGTTTGGGAAAGAGACCAAGGTTTGTCTGACCTGCCAAGAAAAAGCGGCCAACCTGTTACAGGCATTCGGCATTCATCCGAGGAGTCTGTTTCCCATGATGTCGGAGAGGAAAAGGCAGGAGGTGTTGTTTGAACCGTATAAGGTGGAAAAACCTGATGTGGTACATTAATTGCCGGGGAAGCCGGGGAAGGAGGCATTATGAGGAAATCCATGATTGAATGTAAAGACCGTCGTACCGCAGCCAGACATTGCCCCTGGGCCGCCAAAATCGTCAAAGTTTTTGGTGGGTATATGTGTTTTGAATCCATGATGGACTATGAGATTTGGAAGAATCAAAAATAACATTTTCCCGTCCCCGCCGGGTAATGCGGGGAAGGAGCTCAACCATGAAACTTAAATCTATCATCGCCGGCCTATCATTGGCCCTGGCAATCCCTGCCACATCGTTTGCTGATATGGCATGCGGGAAAGTTTTCATCCATGTGGGTGACTCTGCAACTAAGGTGATCCGGCATTGCGGGAAACCCCACGACAAAACCATATCCAAAATCGGCATCTCTGCACATGAGGAAATCTGGCATTACGCCTGGAGCAACAGGCTGCCATGCACATTGACTATTCGGGACGGACGGGTGGTTAAGATTGAGACAGAGTAGACAATGAAAGGCAAATAAAATGGGTAGGCTATCTCAAATTTTTTGGTATCTACAGGCAGAGGAAGCGCCTACGGTTGACGTATGCGAACACTGCTACACGAGTATTGACGCTGTATCCAGCCATAACCGCGCTGGATTAAACAGGATGAGGCGAGAATATAGGAAAATAACGAAAGAAACTGTTGAAGAAAGTGGGATGCTACCATTCGTTGGATATGGGGAGCATAAAGAGAAAGGAGATCCAGTATGAACACAATCCAGAAATACCTGGAATCGCCAGACGTCACCGCTCTGGCAAAATCGACCCGTAACCTTTACGGGTATGCGCTGGGGCATTTTTCAATTTACCTTGATCTCCATAAGCGGTTTTTCTCTGGAACTGGCATAGATATGACTGGCCCGGAGCGCCTGAAGTGGGCCTCAGAAAACATGGTCACGTTTGCAACGCATCTGGAATCCAAGAAACTCTCCGGCAAATCCATCCAGCAATACCTCACCTGCACCAAGATATTCCTGAAGTGGGCAGGATACCCGACCGAGTTCACCTACAAGATCAGCAACGAAGACCGCCAGCAGAACAAACGGAAACACCTTGACCGATGGTTCACCGAAGACGATGTGGAAAGGTGCCTGGCCTACAAATTCGAGAACAGCAACGGCGACAGTTTTCTATACCGGGTCGCTGTCAGGCTTCTGGTGGAAACGGGAGCGAGAGTCGGGGAAATCTCCACCATCCGCCCTGATGATATCTACTTAGACGACCACTATCTGTTCATTCAGGGGAAGACAGAGCCACGGCCAGTCATTTTCTCCACCGAAACCGCCGCCATGCTGAGCATGGTTCTCGGCAGAGGAAAATTGCCGTTTGCCGACAACAGCCTGTTCCCTGAAGTGTCGAAGCTGAAGGCAGTTATCACAAAAATGCTGGAAGATCTTGGGTTGAAAAACGGAAATGATGGACGAGGCCCGCACACCTTCCGTCACCACACTGCAACGTACCTGTTTTATACCGGAAACATGCGGATCGAAGATCTGGCATTCCTTCTTGGGGACAAGGTGGAAACCATTCGGGAAAAATATCTGCACCCCACCCCGAAGATGATCCGGGACAGGGTGCAGACTGCTTGGGGGAAAAAATGACCTTGCCACCGCTGGACATTGCTGGACATCGCCATGCCGTTACTGGGCATCACTGTGCCTGAACTTTACTGTGCTGTGCCGTAACTGGACACCGCCGTACCTTCACTGGACCTTGCCTTACTGGAACAATACATTGCCACTCCTCACCACTACGAGGCTGAACTTAACCGGTGCCTAACTCTGCCAATCTCTACTCTGGCTGAACCTTGCCGCGCCATGCTATACCATCGCATCATTCACCCCAACCAACTCAAACCGACCATATCCGCCAGACCCACGCCATTGTCCCAACCCAACATACCTCCCGTAATCAAAGGCCTGTTCGACATCGTCCCACGTAATCCCCTTGTTGTTCTTGAGAATTTCAACATCGAAAACCAGTTCCCGCCCCGCATCCACATAGCCCGATCGGGTTAACGCCACTCTCGGCCCTTTCGGCGTCATCGTCCGAAGGGGCCTTTCAAGAACGCCATCGGGTTCCTGGCATCCAAGATGGATTCGCCTGGGCCAGATGAACACGAGAAGATCCAGCCATTTCTTGTACGCCTGGACCTTCTGGATGGCCCCGAATTCCATGCTCACCTCGAATGCAGATTTCAGGAAACCCTTAACCATGTAATCGAAAACAAACAACCCATCATCGTCACGATGGAAACCTGTGCCGCCATTCGGACCTGTATCAGGGACCGTCTCCACCTCTTCCGTAATGTCATCCTGCCCAACCTCATACTTGTTTTTTTCATCCACGAATCGTTCGGCTTTCCGTGTTGCAATATACCGGCTATATACATCCCTGTCTTTCGGTGCCGTTCCCAACATCCTTTCGGTTAATTTGAGAGTCACCCGCCGCCTTCCAAAATCCTCCATTAAAAACCCCTTTCTTTGCTGAGATCAATTTTAAAGCCCGTTCGCAAAAAAACCCATACCATCCTACCACCCGTCTTGTTTTCGCTTACGCCAGACGGCAATGCGTTACGATTCGCCCTATTTGAGCAGGAAATTTGTGCCGTCTATTCACTCGCCAATGGCAACCGTCAAAATTCCGAGCGCATCAGCGTTCTTGAGCGTCACTTTGAGATGGGGATACCGGGTTGCCATAAGCTCTTTGATTTTGTTTTTTCGGGCAGCCTTGTCTTTCGGAGGAGCGCCGAGTTTTTTCATCCAGGTCTGAGGAGGGGTCTGTGTGGTTGAGATTCCGAGGCAATAGAGAATGGCCTCCAGGTTTCCACAGTGTCTGGAAAATTTAACAGATGCCGGACCGCTATTCCCAGGATGGAAACCTCCCACCTTCTCCATCACACATGAAAAGTCCTTAAATTCAAGAAGTAGCTCTCCTAAAAAATCTGCAATCTCCGGGTACGTATCTGGCATGTTCTCTGTGTGGATAATTCCGTCCTGGTCCCGCCATGCAATAGCGCCACTGGCACCTGGGTCTATGGCTATAAGTGCTTTCATCCTTTGTCCTCCAATCTTTCGTTAAAACGGAATATCGTCTCCATCGTCCTCCCCCTGCCGTTCCGGTGGTGGATCACCATAAAATTCCTTGGTTGCCGTTTTTTCTCCGCCGCCCCCGTCTCCCTTACCTCCCAGAAGTTGCATATTCTGAACAACAATCTCGGTTGTGTACCTCTTAATCCCGTCCTTGTCCTCCCAGGATCTTGTTTGAAGTTTACCCTCTATGTAAACCTGGCTTCCCTTCTTCAGGTATTCCCCTGCAACCTCAGCCAGCCGCCGCCACAGTATGATACGATGCCACTCTGTCTTTTCCTCTTTATCCCCCGTATCTTTGTTCTTCCAGGATTCCGACGTGGCTATGGAAAATTTGGTTACAGCCACACCAGCCGTAGTTTGCTGGACATCCGGGTCCTGGCCCAACCTGCCAATAAGATGAACTCGATTAACGCCTGCCATTTTCCATTTCCCCCCTCTCATCCCAATAAAGATTTGCAAATTTCTGATGTGCACCATCGAAAAACACCTGGATAGCCCCGGTCCCCGTGTTTCGCCCTTTGGCTACGATCAACAGCGCATCATGATCGTTCATTGCGCCATCCTCTTTGCGTTTCTTGACATACATAGCTTCCCGCCAAACAAAGATCACCGTGTCCGCGTCCTGCTCGATAGCCCCGGATTCCCGAAGGTCTGACAACTGAGGCTGCTTGTCGCCCCCTCGCGTTTCACACGATCGGTTTAATTGTGCCAAGCAGATCACTGGGACATCCAGATCCCGCGCCATGGTCTTCAGCCGCTGGCTGATCTGCGCCACCTCCCGTTCCCTGTGCTCGATTTTGCTATCTGCCCGAATCAGTTGTAGGTAGTCAATGACCACCATCCCAAGCTCGTTCTGCCGCCTATACGTCTCACATGTTGCCATAATCTCGGAAATGGACATGTTAGCCTTATCGCTATAGGCAATCGGTATCCGCATTAAAGCGTCAGCGGCCCTCTTCACCCGATCAAGTTCAGCGTCTTGCAATTCCGCGCGACGTATAGAGGCATAACTCACCCCGCTATGCGCTGAAAGCTGGCGCTTGATCAGTTGGCTGGTGGGCATTTCCAGTGAGAAGAAAAGGACCGGAACACCCGCAGCCTCGGCAAACTCTTTGGCGAGAATACTTTTGCCCATCCCCGGACGGCCAGCCACAACAATTAGATCACCCCGATTCCATCCGGCAATCATCCGATCAAGATCCGTAAAACCAGTTGGGATGCTGTACGACTGCCCGACCTCGAGGCTTGCATAAACATCCGGCAGCAAGTCCGTCATAGCTTGCACGGGCTGAGCAACATCTTCGACATGGATATCTGAGATCAACCTCTTGGATTCTTCGAGAAGATCTTTCGGGTTGGTTTTACTGTTCTTATCGGCAATGAAGTTGCTGATTGATATAAGTTGGGATTTTATCCGGTTCGCCTTGATGGCTTGGACATGGTAAGACGTGCCCGTTGATGTGATAATGCTCTGTAAAATATCGCCGATGTCATTCCCTGTGACCTTCCCGCCTGTATCCCCGAGCACATCCATGACAGTCGTAGGCGTAATGGGTTTGCCCTGCGCATCCAGGTTGAGCATCGCTTGATAGACCAGCATGTTTTTTGGGCTTGAGAAATCTTTTGGCGTCAATTCATGCCTGATACGTTTAAGAACATCCCCGTCCATGAAGATCGCGCCAAGGATACAAATTTCGGATTGGGTTACGCTGAACATTAATTCATCACCTCGTAGTATGGGGGTTTGGGGGGTTTAAAGACCGTTGTTTCATCTTCCCATCGTCGAGAGGTAATCCAGCCCTGAGCCCACTTAGGCGTCTTGCCTTTAGCGAGAAGATCTTGCCTTAATTCAGCCTCGACTTTAGCTGCCTTGATAATTTTCTCTGTCAGATCATTGTCTGGGTTCAAACTGAACCATGCACCAGCGGCCTCAGCTTTACCCTTCCGGTAATCGAAGGTGGTCCAAAACTTCTCGAAACCATAAAAAAGATCACCCTTCAAAGTGACCTTCTTTTTCCCGATAACTCCGATGTAAAATCTTCCATTGCTGGATGGGGCGACCTCTTGCGGTTGGGGTTTAGGTTCCTCAGCGACCTCATCAACCGCAAAAACGGGGTACTTTTGCGGAAGGTTGTTATTAAGATCTTTCTTATAGTTCTTATAGTTCTTGTTAATGGATAGACACTGCTGGTTCGTCATTGGTTCGTCATTGGTTCGTTCGTCGGTTCGTTCGTCGGTTCGTTCGTAGTTTGTTGGGTCTTGAAAATAATCGTAATTTAAGATAGTTATAACCATACCCCTTGGTTCCTTCATTAGTTCGATCATTCGTTCCTTCATTAGGGCGTTCATACAGTGCTTCGTCTGACTTTCGCTATAATATTGCGTTCTATATCCTATTTTCCATCTTAAATCAGTTCGTATTTGCTTATATGATCTGAATAATTGGCCTCTTTTGATAATCTTGCCGTCGTATTTTTTATCAGCATGATTCGCTTCCCTGAGTAAATAATCCCAGATCTCCCTCACGCATGGAGGCGCATGGGCTATAAATGAGTTTTTGATTTGACGAGCCTTTAGGAAATACCCGCCCGGGATCTTCGCATCTCCCATTTTTATTTAAAACTCCGGTCTTTCCGAAATTAGTCTGCCCCACGGCAAGTAGCCCAATGCGGGAGGTAAACATCCACGATCTCGCCAATTCCATCTTTGACGAGCACCATTTTGAACGGCGTAATATCCAGTGGCATCTTTTTCCCCGATGGCATATCCACCCAGAAAATTTCAGACTTACAGGTTTTGCATTTTGGCATCTCTTTTTCCTCCTTGCTTCCCCTCACTCAACGCCTCCCTCATCGCCTCCTTTATGCGATCGACCGCTTTCTTTGTTTCCCTAACTGTCTTGTTCACCTCCTCCACCTGCCTCAGCAACAGTGCCTTCCTATCCAAAAAATCCTGAAGCGACATCCCCAGCAATGCAGCCGCTCTCCCCTGCCGATAAAAAAGGGGAGCCACCTTTTCTGAAGGCAAACTCCCCCTACCCCTAATTCCGTAAACTTTTCCCTGCATGTTATCCCCCTTTAGCGTAACACTACCGTAACGGTTTATCCACGCGGCACCCATCGGCACCCGTTCCGTTACGCTGCCACGCTAAGTTGGGATAAATAGAACCTAATTTCAGTAGCTTACAAGGCCCGTGATTCGCCTGCTAAGCGAGTGTAGGGGGTCAACCTCTACCGAGGGTTCGAATCCCTCTCTCTCCGCCATTTCAACAGGTTATCGGTTTTCCTCTGAGCCATTAGCTACCGAGTCCAGCGTAACGGATCGTAACGGTTTGTCCAGCGTGTTGACGATGCGGTGGAAATTTCCGGCCTGAATGTGCAAGTAGCTTTCCGTTGTGGAAGCCCGGTCGTGGCCCAGGAGGAATTGGATCTCCTTGATGGAACATCCGCTGTCGAGGAGGGATGATGCTGCGTGATGTCTGAGCGCATGGAGCCCGAACGGTGGTACGTTCGCCATGGCGCACAAGCGCGGCATCATCTTGTCCAATGCCTTGGTCTTGAACGAAAAGATCTGACTGTCCACACCCATACCCGCCTTCTTCCGCCGTCTCTCTAAAACCTTCCGAACTGAATCGTTCATCGGCTTGGGCATCCGTTTCAAGCTCCCACCCTTTTTCCGAGTGAACAGATCTACCCATCCAGTATCGAAATTCACATCCCGCCATTTCATGAACTGGATCTCCCGGCGCCTCCCGATCAGGTAGTGGACGCAGTCCAGAAAATCCCGCTCGTCCCCGGCAGCCGCCATCTTTACCTTGAGAATGTCTGCCAGCGGCGGGTTGTATGCCTCGAAATCATCTTCAGGAAAATCCGGTATCCCCTTGCAGGGATTCCGGCAGAAAACAATCTCCTCGTTGTTCCCCCAATTATACAGGGCCTTGATCTCTTTCTTGTCCCTGTTTGCAGCGCAATTCCCTGACAGTTGCGCTCGAACCTTCAAGTATTCCTTTACGGTTGCCCGGTCGATGAGGACCGCGTCCCGATCCCCATTCAAAAACTCAATAAACGATTTAATGACAAACTGTTTTTGCCTGAGCGTATTACCCGCCAGCCCCTTGACTGTGACGCACTCGATCAAATACCGATCTGCCAGATCGCCAAGAGATATCTGGATGGGCCGATACGCTTCCCCCCTGAGTTCGGACCGCCTCCGGCCCTCGGCCTCTGCCGCCATGCCCTGCGTCTCGAACCCTTCTTTCTTGACGGCCTTTCCTTTGTTCCGGAACACGTAGGCCCACACGTACCCCTTCTTGCTGCTCTTCCGAGACACCTTGATGGTTGTCATAATGTTCCCCCCTGTTTTGTTTGAGATACGCCACCACGTCTCCCCATACAAACCTGGCGCTTCGAGCATTCTCCTTCATGCCCGGCAGGTAGAAATGGGGGACTTTTCGCCATTGCCTTAACTCTTCCACTCCTAAACGCTTGCAGAGTTCGGCGTATCTCAATATATCGTATGGGGAACCAGGGTTCAAGTGCGACATTTACCCTTCCAGCTCATCCACCTTATCGAGCAGGGCGTCGAGCATTCGAAAACAGGCTACGGTGATGCGATATTCGGAATTGTTTACAAGGTCTTCGGGGGACTCCATGGCCATTTTAGCGAGGTTGGACATTTCCAGTGTGCGCATAGACGTAATGTGGTCTTTCAGCAAGATAAACCGGCGATCTTTTTTCATTGAAAAATCTCCTTGACATTGTGCTTTTAAAGCACTACCATTAACATGATGGCGTGTCTCTTCGGAACCGCCTTCCTCGTCCATTACTCCTCTCTGGGCATCATCTGTAGTATTTTGAGGACCAGAGCGCCCGGAGGGGTCGTGAATCCGGATTCCCATTTGGCGACGTTATATCGTGGCGTCCCCAGCGTATCCGCGAGTTGCTGCTGCGTCATCCCTAATTGATCGCGGGCGTACTTCACGAAATGCGCTGTCTGTTTATTGCGGAGTCTGATTTCGTTCATGGAACGAGAAATTACCACAAGCGAGTGTGCCTGTCAAGAACAAAAAGGAGGTAGCGAGGTGAACAAGAAAATTTTATTGGCCGATCTGGTTCCCAAAAACCTGGTCCGGTTGCGGAGAGATTTCAAGCTCACCCAGGAGGATTTGGCAGGTCCTCTTGAGATGCAACGCGCAAACGTATCCAGAAAGGAAGCCGGTAAGAACAAGATAACCCTCAACCAGTTGGATAACTTGATGGAGAAATTTGATCTGATCACGCTTCGAGGCCTGCTCTATGGTCATCCAGACATGGCGCCCAGCGATATCGGGCTCAGTAAGGAGGCCCAGGCTGAATTTCCCGTGATCAAGCAGGTGATTATGATGGCCAACGACATTGCGGGATCCACCGACGTTAAGCCGGAAGATCTGAAAATGATGGCCACTACCCTGGACTACGCAAAAAACAAGGTGGTGTCTGTCTTGGGGGAACCAATGGGGCCGGCCAAATACCGAAGCAGAGCAACGGATTGAAGCCGACCCCAAAATGTAGAGGACAGATTACAGCAATCTGTTGCAACCACATGGCCTGGTCGTCTCTTTTGTGGGACCGGCCATCAGAACGGATTGTCCAAGTTCACCTGCTGCCGGAGGATCGTTCATTTTTGGGATGGTCTGAAGCAGAGATTATCTCCGGTCAGGGAAAACCGATATTCACTCAAGTCTGCAAGCAAACGAACACATGCCCGGTCAGCTATCTGGATGTAAAACTGCAAGCCAAATCCGGAGCCAATGCGATGCACCATGCTATCCTTATATGTATGGAGCAAATGGTTTGCTGTTATTTCCGACGCGCCCATGACGGTTCCTGCCACGGCGAGTTGTTGCAGGCCTGCGATATTGGGGGGGGGGGGGGGGTGTTTAGGGTTTGGGGGACCACCCCTTTTTTTTTTTA